GGTTCATTCGCGATTATTTATATAACATAGAATCGGTGGTGGCGGCAACCTTTATAGAATATGAAATAAAGGCGTATTTTGGCTTGAAAGCTGGAGACATGAAGCTGCTTGTGACTGTACAACGCGATCTATACAAGGCTTACTGTGGAAGTCGAGAGACAAAACGTGAAAGATCGGAAGATGAATTGCCTGATTGGTACGAAGTAACTGAGCGTGGAGGACTTCATTTTATCCCAGGTCTGCTGGCTAACTATATGGCGGATAACGTGAGCGCCTTCTATGGTGCAGGTTCCTATTTCTTTTACCAAAACGGTGTCTATAGCGAAAGCGAGGATTTATGGGCATTGGCAAAGGTCAGAGAATTTATGATCCCTCGATATGCCAGCATGAATGCCATCAATGATACAGTTGGTCAGTGGAGGATGCTTATCCGCAAGCCTGTGCGGGAGATCAATTGCAATCCTTTCATCATCAATGTGAAAAATGGCCTGTACAATATTATCGATGACAGTTTTAAACCTCATACGCCGGAATACTACTCGACTGTACAGATTAACGCAACGTACGATCCTACCGCCAAATGTACCCAATTTCTCAAGTTTCTCAAAAGCTTGCTCAAGGATGAGGAGATACATCTGCTCCAGGAAATATTCGGCTATTTTCTTGTCCCTGTGAACAAGGCCCAGAAATCATTCGTGTTCGTAGGTGCACCAAATGCGGGTAAGTCAACTCTGTTATCTGTGGTGCAGGAGATATTGCTCGGCAGCGAAAACGTTTCTAACATTCCCTGGCAGAACCTCGCCGATCGCTTCAACAAGGCCGAGTTGTTTGGAAAGCTGGCCAATATATTTGCGGACCTGCCGTCCAAGAGCATTGACGACAACGGTATGTTTAAGGCTCTCACCGGAGAGGATTACATCACTGGGGAACGGAAAAATAAAGATCCGTTCTCATTTCGTCCCTATGCGCGGCTGCTATTCTCCTGCAATGAAATACCCCGAAACTATGGTGATCGCTCTGACGGTTTCTACCGAAGACTAATTATCATTCGTTTCGATAAGTCCGTACCAGAAAAAAAGCGCGACCCAAACCTACGCGAAAAGCTGGCGACGGAGCGCGATGGAATTCTTATGTGGGCACTGGCCGGGCTGAAACGACTTATTGCCAACAGTTATGTTTTCTCGGAAACCGAAGCAACACGTAGCGAATTGCAACGATACCGTATCGATAGCAACAGTGTCCTATCCTTCATAGACGAATTTTGCCGATTGGTTAAAGGTAAGTCTGTTCTGCGCGATGAACTTTTCAGCAGGTATAAGGAGTACTGTAATAATGCTGGGATGAAGTCTGTGTCACAGGGTAATTTCAACAAGGAGATCGAATCAAACTACCGCGAGATTGAGCGTAGCCGGGATAAGTTATCACGACGCCATACGTGGAATGGCATTACCTATTGCGAAGGAGGTAAGGATGTCGATTGACGCAATTTTGCGAACAGCGCGAACGGGAAACCCGGGGTTTCTCTATTCCTTGCGCATAAATATACTCCAAATATATAATGACTATAAAAAGAGAAAAAATATATAAGGGTCTGTTTTTCTTGTTCAAGTCGTTCGCATAAGGCGGCATCCCTAAAACCTTATGGCAGAAAAAGACATTGTAAGTGCAATCATGCGCTACCTCAAGACTGTGCCTGACTGCTTTTGCTGGAAAGAGCATGGCGGTATGTATGGCACAGCAGGTATTCCCGATATAATTGCCTGCATAGGCGGACAGTTTTATGCCTTCGAGGTAAAAATGCTATCGGGAAAACTGACAAAGCTTCAAGAAATTACACTACAACGAATACGAAAAGCAAAGGGCAAAGCCTACAAAGTGACAAGTGTCGAGGAGGTTAAATCAATACTTGAACGTTTGGAGGATTGGCCGTTATGAATAAAAAAGAATTATCACAGCTTTACTGGCTTAACCGGGAGATTGAGGAACAGCAGCGCAGACTGGATGAGCTAGAGTGTCTTGCAACCTCCTGCACCAGCCGTGTTACCGGAATGCCCCGTTCTCCTGGAGTGGTTGACAAATTGGCTATGTATGCGGCTGAAATCGCTGACTTGCGTGGCCTCATCGATTGTAATCTCAAAAAGTGCTTTTATGAACTTAACCGCTTAAACAGATACATTAATAGTGTAGAGGATAGCCAGATACGTATGATTCTGTCCCTTCGGTATATTAATGGACTGACCTGGCAGCAGATTGCATTCAGTATCGGTGAGTACGATGAGCAGTACCCAAGAAGGAAGCACAATACATTTTTAAAAGATCATAAATATGACGAAAATGACGAAAGGAAAGCCTTATAAGTTATATAGCGTACTTTTTGAAAATAAAAGTGTGCTATAAAAATAATGTATCAATTGGTGCATAAATATTGACAAATAGCATATAATAAAGTATCATTGTATCATAAGAAGGAGTGATGCAATGCATACGTATTACAACCAGAATTACACAAGGGAAGAGATCGAAGCTATTTTGCAGACAATACATGATTGTGTAAGACGCAATCGTTATATTATATCAAAAAATGAAAACCGTAGTGAAAACATTGAGTTTATTAACAATTATAACTTATCGGCTGCAAAGCAAAAGAATATTTTGCTTAAAATAGAGCCAGAAGATTTTTGTCATTCATTGCAAAATACAAATTTAGGTTTTGAACATGAAATACTATATGTATTCTGTCCACAAGTAATGCTTTTTGATTTTGATGGAGAAGAGGAACTTGTGGATATTTACACAAAATTTAACATTATTGAGTATGAAGCTGGTAAGCGAGTGATAGCAATATCGTTTCATAAAAGAAACAAGCCATTGGCTTATCTATTCAGATAACAGTGGGTTTGAAAGGAGGAATTGAAATGGTTGAAAGAATTACATTCTGCGAAGGATGCAGAAATGACGTTGGGTATACTGAAAAAGCAGTAGGTATGAAAAGTGAGCTAAAAGGAGAAATTTACGAATACACAGGAAAGAAAGCCGTATGCACTGTATGTGGTTTAGAAGTTTATGTTCCAGAAATTGAAGATTACAACCTTAAAGCTCTTTATGATGCGTATAGAAAGATGAATTCAATTGTATCACTTGAAAAGATATTGGAAATACCTGAAAAATATGGAATAGGAAAACGACCCCTATCTTTGCTTTTAGGTTGGGGTGAAATGACCTTTAGCAGGTATTGTGATGGTGATATGCCTTCAAAACAATACTCAGATATGCTGCAGCGAATTTACGATGAGCCAGCTTTTTATCAGTCAATATTGGAGGAAGGAAAAGACAATCTGAAATCTCTAACAGCATATGAAAAAAGTAAACGTATTACCGAGGAACTACTAGGAGTTCAAAACATGCCGCTGACTAAAATGGACAATGTAATAGAATATTTGCTTTGCAAATGTGAAGATATAACCCCATTGGCTTTGCAAAAAGCGCTGTATTACATTCAGGGCTTTTATTATGCTTTTATGGATGAATTTATTTTCGAGGATGATTGTGAAGCGTGGGCACATGGTCCGGTTTATCGTGATATTTATCAAAGGTATTGTTCCTATCGATTTGATCCAATTGAAGGCGGAGAGATTTGTGATGAGTCTGTATTTACAAATTATGAAAAGGCGGTAATTGACAGCATAATTAGAAATCTGTGCTGTTATAGTGGGAAAATATTAGAGGAATTTACACACGCAGAATCACCATGGTTGAAAACTAGGGGAGATCTACCAGTTACTGCAGCTTCTGATAGAATGATTAATAAGAACGTAATAGGAGATTACTTTAAGGTTATTAGGGAACACTACGGAATGATTAACCCATCTGATATTGAAATCTATTCTAAAAAAATGTTTGAACAAACTAATTGAGATTATAATTTGACGAAAATGACGAAAGAAAAGTAGTATGATTATAGCATAAGAACTTTTATAGAGGAGCTCTTGCGGATAACACTGCAGGAGCTTTTTTGTTAGGTTATATCAACTTGACGAAAATGACGAAAGAATCATGTTACAATGATAGTATAGAAAAATAGAGTTAAGGCCTTTGCGGGAAAACCTGCGAGGGCCTTCTTTATGCCCGAACGGAGGTGTGAAACTATGCCAAAGAAACCAAAGCGCCCCTGTAGCTATCCTGGTTGTCCCAGGCTAACGGACGAACGCTACTGTGAAGAACATCAAAAGGAAGTGGACTTCCAATATAACAAGTACGGACGTGATCCAGCAACACGCAAGCGCTACGGGCGCACATGGAGGCGCATTCGAGATAGCTACATCAAAGCTCATCCGCTGTGCGAGCAGTGCCAACAGGTCGGCAAGCTTACACCTGCCGAAGAGGTACATCACCTTATTCCGCTTTCCAAGGGTGGTGCAAATGATGAGAGCAACCTGATGAGTCTTTGTACCTCTTGTCACTCAACTATCACAGCTCGTGAAGGTGGAAGATGGGGGTAAAAAATTAATAGGTACCAACTATTGAAATATTATTTTTCCTTACGAACACCTTTAAAGGGGGTTGGTGAACTTGTTTTTACATCCATAAAACGTCCTGTGTCGGTGTCACGCTTTACATAAAGGTCAGTTTTGGGGTTATGCGTCTGTGAGCGGTTATCAACTGCTCCATGCCTGTGGTTTTCGCCGGTATTTTTAGCCATTAAATCACTCCTTATTAATAACTTTAGTTGGTACCTATTAATAAAATATTACAACATATAGAAAATAATGTCAATAAAAACACTACATGTTGTGGTAAAGAGTGGTTTTTATCGGGTAGGGGCGGTCAAAATCTCTACAGTTTGTTGCATTTGCAACGGGCGGCTGGCTTCGTACGAAAAATCGCGGTTTCAAACAGGGTAATAGGCTAAACTATCACAGGAAGAGGGTGAAATACAGATGGCGAAGGACGGTACCAATCGTGGTGGGGCTCGTATTGGCTCTGGACAAAAGAAAAAGGCTCTGGCAGACAAGCTGCTTGATGGCAATCCCGGCAGGCGCAAGCTAACGGTAATCGATTTCACTGATACCACCAGCCTGGAAGGTTTGGTGATGCCGCCACCGCGAGAATACCTGACAGCAACTCAGAAAAACGGCAGAGAGCTGCTTGCCATTGAAGTATACGAAAAAACATGGAACTGGCTCAACGAACGTGGCTGCGCGCATCTCGTTCCTGCTCAACTCATTGAGCAGTACGCCATGAGTGTTTCCCGTTGGGTTCAGTGCGAGGAATGCATTACAGAATTTGGTTTTCTTGCCAAGCATCCGACCACCGGCAATGCGATCCCATCACCCTATGTTTCCATGAGCCAATCATTTATGAAGCAGGTTAACAACATTTGGTATCAGATTTATCAGGTGGTGCGTGAAAACTGTGCGTCGGATTACAAAGGCGCAACGCCTCATGACGATGTGATGGAGAAATTGCTGACAGCAAGAAAGGGCGGATAAATTGAACATACAAAAAATATCTGTAGATAAAATAAACCATGCAAAATATAACCCAAGAAAAGATCTTAAGTCGGGTGATGTGGAGTATGAAAAGTTAAAACGTTCCATTGAGGAGTTTGGCTATGTTGAGCCTGTTATTTGGAATAAACGAACCGGAAATATTGTAGGTGGTCATCAGAGAGCAAAGGTCCTTGTTCAGCTTGGGGCAAAGGAAATTGACTGCGTAGTGGTTGAGATGAATGAGGATAAGGAAAAAGCACTAAACGTTGCGCTTAATAAAGTAAGTGGTGATTGGGATATGCCACTGCTAACGGACCTACTCAAAGATCTCGATAATAGCGGTTTTGATGTTTCTCTCACTGGCTTTGATATTGCAGAACTTAATGAACTGTTTGGTGAGTCTGAAACTACAGAGGATGACTTTGACGCAGACGAAGCATTATCTGAAATTGAAATACCTATTACTAAGCTGGGTGATATTTGGCTTTTGGGAGAACATCGCCTTATTTGTGGTGATAGTACAGCAACCAATGATATTACTGCACTTATGAACGGACATGAAGCAGACCTGGTTTTGACTGATCCTCCTTACAACGTTGATTACGAGGGCGGAACCAAAGACAAACTCAAAATTCAAAATGACAAGATGAAGGAGGAACAATTTCTGCGTTTTTTGACAGATGCTTTTACCAGGATGTATGAGCATTCAAAAATGGGTGCTGCAATTTATGTTTTTCACGCTGATAGTGAAGGGTACAACTTTAGAAATGCATTTAAGCTTGCGGGCTATCAGTTAAGGCAGTGTTTGGTGTGGATTAAAAATTCAATGGTTATGGGCAGACAGGATTACCAGTGGCAGCATGAGCCAATTCTTTATGGTTGGAAGGCTGGAGCAAGTCATGCTTGGTACAGCGATCGTAAGCAGACAACTTTGGTGAA